CTGTTCGCACATTGTTCCACTCGATGCACCGCCTCGAGATGAAGGAGGCTCGGGTGCACACGCACCCACGCTCTGCCGCTGAGCGAAACCGAGCAGCCCTTGCCATGGAGGTATTCTCCAAGGATTTGGGTTTGGTGCCGTACTATATCCAAATGTCAGCATCTGATGAGCGTAATAAGCGTGAGGGATCTCGCGAGTATTACTGGGCTAAGGACATGAACTTGGCCCCTCGGCTCCAGATTATGACGGATGAACATGTACGGTGCCTTAATGATGTTGATTACTATCTCGACATGCCAGAACTGCTCGCTTCCTCTCCCGGCATATATCTCCTATCAACAGTTCAACCGTCCACCGTCGCAACAGTTAACGGTGAGTACAGTTTTACTTTTGATAAGGATAACGTGTTCCATTATACTGTATCTGGCGGTGGGAAGTATTCTCATCGCCTTTGGAACTACGGTCATGATGTGCTTACCGTGACTACCACCGTTTGGTGGATGTTTCGGCGAGTTGTGCATTATCATGTTGAACGCGAGCGTGGTGATGATCACCATGATACGCTCTGTCTGGTACCTTTTTATTCGTTGACCCTGCCCCGCTTTATGTGGTGGTGGCGAGCTGACGGAAATGACTTGTGCCGGTTGGAGGTTGTGGAAGGTGATTATCTTCGCATGGACATTGTGCGCCAAGATGGCAGGTTTCGGTCGACTGGGAGAGTTGGTGAGTTCAATTCTAAGACCGTGCCTGTGGAGATGGATGAGGCAATCGCTTGCTTAGCTCGTTTGGGTCGTGCTGATCTTACAATGAGCTCTGTCAAGTCCGCATTGGATATTAAAGGTTTTGACCCCGCCGTCCCCCTCCTGGTTGAGTATCATCGTCGAGAAGCAGAGTCTCGCCCGCCTGTTGTTGTGAAGGTGGACCAGTCTGTGAATCGTTACCAGTTTGATACCAAAAACTTTGACCCTGATGCGCGTAGCTCTATGAAACCATTTATGAGCCCGCTCGTCACTGGGTGTCATGTGCCTGATATGACTGAGAGCAATGCGCGGCGTGCCGTGCAAGCCCGAGTCGTTGATGTGCGATCTGATGCTGAGTTAACCCCGTTCCTTAGTAAGGTCATTGACGAGTTTCTAGAGCTGCTAATACCTGCCCATCGTGTCCACACTTTCCATCCTGTGGACGATGATGAGGTTTGGAGAAGGCAGAATCGCCCCGCTCAACGCGTGTTGCTTGAGCGAGGAGCGTCACATCCTTTGGATGTAGACGATTCGCCCGTTCAATGCTTCCTGAAGAAGGAGAGTTATGATGGTCCCAATGACCCTCGCGTGATCACACAGATGACACCACAGAACAAGCGTCGTTACTCTGCATATGTGTATGCTTTCGCTACGCTGATGCGTGAACAAGAGTGGTACGCGTTTGGGTTGACTCCTCGTCAAATTGCAGCCCGCACTGCGACATTGGCCTCTAAAGCTAAGAAATTGGCTATGACGGACTTTAGTCGCTTTGACGGGCGGCATAGTAAGGTGCTTCAGGCCCTTGAGGATCGCATCTTTATGCGGCTTTTTGGCAAACAGTACCATCAGGATTTGTGTGAGTTACGCGCGAAGATGAAAAACCGACGAGCATATGTCGGTGAGCTATGTTTTGAAACTCTTATGGCTCGGTTATCTGGCGCTCCTGACACCGCTGATGGCAACAGTGTTGATAATGCATTTGTTGCGTTTCTGGCCCATCGATTGACTTTGGAGTGTGGTGAGTTTCGTTCGCCCGAGCGGTGTTGGGAACTGCTCGGATTGTACGGTGGTGATGATGGTCTCACACCGGACATTGAACGGGAGCCGTATGAGCGTGCGGCTACTCTGGTAGGTCAAAAGCTGGAGTATGAGTATGCCGAGCCAGGTCTCGGTCGAGTTATGTTTCTGAGTCGCATCTATG